ACCTTCTGGAGTTAACCTATACTTTACAACTTTATGAGCCATCAGTTTGATCCTCTAATTGTGGGGTGTTTGTCAAAGATGTTTCGTCCAATATAGCAAATCCACGGCTTGCTGCAAAGTCACTTGGACAATGCGCCCACTTCTCTGCACATGCTTCCAACCACTGCACTGTGTGGTGATGCTCTGGTGCCTTGCCTTGCTTGATTAGCTCATTTTCCCATTGAAGGTATGAATAGACTTCCGCTTGCGCCTGTGCCGCATTGATACCCAAGTCAAACACATAGATCAGATTGCCTTCGTCAATGTTACCGCCACGACTACGCGCTGCGTTTAGAGCCTGTTTCATACAGGTCATAATGTGGTATTTGACTTCTTCACGCTCGTAATCTTCTTCGGTCAGTTCGTCTTTGCCGATCTTCTTCATTAGATTTTCATACTGATTGCTAAAGAAGTTTAGCTTGCGAACCGCACCTTCAACATAGTTACGAGAGGACGCTGCCTGTGCTTGTTTCTCGTTGATCTTAATTTCAAGCATTTCGCGCTCAAGATCGTCTGTCTCTTCTTCCAGTTTGCGCTCTAGTTTTCTGAGCTTGATCTCTTCTTTTTTCATTTTAAAGTAGCCTTCTTGCAAGGCCGCTTTAGTTTTCTCAATCTCCGCAAGGCTATGTTTAATAGAGCGGATCGGCGTGATTGCAGTAACGTCTAGTGTGACGCTCATCATCTGCGAGTGCGACTTGTAGAAGTTGCTAGATGCTTGCGCTATGGCAGGGGCTTTCTCTGCAATGTTTGCCAGCATAGATTTATATTCAGGCTTCGCCGCTGGAAGCTGAATGTTAATGTCCGGCGTTATTGACGTTAGTTCTGTCCTTGTATCTTTTGGCAATGTCATTCTCCCTATCCAGTAACCGAAGCTGTGCTAGGCGCACCCGCCGCCATAGCTGATTTTTTCTCTGTTAGATCACCAAAATCAGTATCGTTTCCAGTTGTTGCTATCGTGACATATGAAATATCAGTCTGTTCATCACCAGAATGCGTCCCGCCCAACATTACCATCCGTGTTGAATTGCAAGCTGTTCCGCCCCATCCCTTTGCAAATGCTAAGTTACCAAACGAAGAAAATGACCCAGTTGACGCTATACTTCTGTATTCGATGTGATCTGACCCACTTGTGTAGTTCCCAGCAATGATAATTCTTGTGTTGTTTCCACCCACGAATGCCTGCCTATGGTCGTTACTTAGGTTTCCGTAGTCTGTTCCATTACCAGTTGTAGCAACAGTGAAGTAATCAGTATTTCTGCGCCTTGTTGAGTTCTGAAAGGCACCTGTAATAAGTCGTGTTGTAGAGCCTGCCGCACGACATTGGTTTGTTCTGTTTGAATCTGAAAAATCGCCAAAATCAGACGCGTTTCCCGCACTCGCCATCGTTACATAATCTACTGCACCAAAGCTAACACCATAACCTGTAATAATCCCACGGGTAGAATTTGAATACCCACCAATTTCACCTCGCGCATAGACCAGATCGCCAAAATCTACACAACTTGATCCAGATGAATAGTTTACAGTTTGTATTGTATTAGTGCCATTCCCGCCAGCCTCGAACCGTTTTACGCTATCGCTGAATGCACAACAGTTAAACTCTGAGCTACTTAATGTCTCTCCACCAAAGTCTGTGGCGTTTCCTGTAGTGGTGATAGAAATCTGGTCAATCGTGCGAACTCTATTTGCGTTCTGATCCCGCGCTGTTGTTGTAAGCGCAATCGGATTAACATTCCCCGCAGTAGGCCAAAGCCCTGCCCTTGTATATGTCTCAGCCTCCGCAAGTGACCACACGCCATTGGCCGATGTGGAACCATAATTGTCCGTAGGTGCTGTCGGAGTATCGGTAATAATGTTTCCTAGATAACGTTTAGGCATTATTAAATCCCCCCGTGGCAGTTGGATGCGGCAGATGCGCCATCACTATAATAAGATGTCAACGTACCAAAAGATGAAGCGTTCCCTGTGGTCGCAATAGTGATATAATCCATACTTTGTGCGCCAGCAGAGCCACCGAATGCAATCGCACGAGTCGCGCTAGACATACCATTACCAATACGTCTTGCAACAGTTAGATCACCAAAGTCGGTAGAGTTTCCTGTAGAGGCTATAGTTATATAATCAATATTGTTAAGATTATATGGTGGGTTGTTTGTATAACCACCCATAAACACACCTCTAGTTGAACTAGAACCCGCACCCCTAACCTGTCTTGCAGTAGTCAAGTTGCCAAAAGTTGAAGCACTTCCTGTAGAAGAAATAGTTATATAGTCGATGCGACTGCTAGTGCTTGCGCTAGGTGGATCACCACCGCCAAAAACCGCACGGGTTGTATTTGCAAGTCCAGCAAGAGTAGCGCGAGCTTCTGTTAAGTCGCCAAAATCTGCAAAGTTTGCAGCGGTAGCAATAGTGCAATACGCAATCGTATTGGTATGTCCAGAACCAATATTACCCCCAGCTATAACTCCTCTGGTGCTGTTGCTCGCCCCAGTACAGGCTCCATAAAGTCTCTCTGTTAGTTGTCCAAACTCAGTAGCATTCCCTAAAGTAGAGAATGTGCCAAAGCAAGTAGTTGTAGGATCAGCACTATTCCCGCCCATTACATATCTAGTTGAACTTCCAAACGCGCCTGCGCCTTCTCTTGGAACATCTAATGCACCAAAATCGGTGCCGTTACCTAACGTAGAGATTATAACGTATTCAATCCCTTGATAGTTTGTGAAACTTCCGCCCGTTCCAGCAAAAGTTAAACCAATGTCGCCTGTAAGGGGTGCATTAGGCCAGCCATCTCTATTCTGGTACTGTGTGGAGATATTCCATACACCTTGATAATTTGGCATTATGCAAGTCCTCCATGTGCAGATGATGATCCATTTAAGCTGCCTCTTGCCGCCGTTAAGTCCCCCCAATCTGATGCATTACCGCTAGTCGCTATAGTTACATAGTCTATGACGTTTGAATAGGGACTTTCTCCACCACCAAAAACGCCATAAGTCGAACTCGAAACGGCAGTTCTACCAGATTGGGAAATCGTAAGGTCTCCAAAATCAATTGAATTTCCAGTAGATGCAATAGTAATATATTCAATTGTATTTGTTCCGTAAGCCCAATCAATAGCCCCCATTAACATTCTTGTTGAATTGCTACAGGTGGAAGTTTTTCTACCCGGGCCAATTAAATTCCCGAAGTCTGTAGCATTGCCTGTGGATGCTATTGTAATGTACTGTATTACATCTGAATCTGAACTAACTCTACCACCTGCAAATACACCTCTTGTGCTAGACCCTGCCCCACCGAGTTGTCTTATACTATTTAACAAATCCCCAAAGTCAGTTGCATTTCCAGTGGATGCTATAGTGATATAATCTATTATATTATAGTTGGTATTGTCAGGCGTACCCTTGTAACCACCCGCAAAAATACCACGAGTGCTTGAACTGCATCCCGCTAATGTCTCTCTTGTTTGCGTCAGGTCGCCATAGTCTGTGGCATTACCTGTAGAAGCAAAAGTAATATATTGAATTTGATTAGTTTCTGCATCACTTCCAGTTGCACCGCCGCCATAAATACCTCTACTAGAAGAGGATACTGAACCTTGATTGTGACTGCGTCTTGCAGCTAAAAGATCACCAAAATCTGTGGCATTCCCCGTACTAGAAAAATTAATATAGTCGATGATATTTGTTAAAATGTCCCCTGAACCATAACCACCAGCAAAAGTTCCTAATGCAAGAGCAGGAGTAACAGCATCAGTCGCATCACTAGGGCTAGACCAACCAAACGCATTGATTGCCCAGACGTTAAACGTGTAGCTTGTGCCGTTAGTTAGGCCAGTAACTGTAACGGGAGAAGAAGAACCAGTTGCGCCATGTGCGCCAGTGCTATCCGTTACCCGATAGCCCGTAATAGCCGATCCACCAACATCTGACGGGCTTGTGAAGCTAACATCTGCCTGTGTATCACCGCCTGACGCACTAACATCCGTAGGACTATCTGGCGCATTAAGCCCATCTTGGCCTATGAAGCCGCCTTTACCTTTAGCCATCTCTAATCTCCTTACGAGATTTCTTCGTAGCTCACTAGAACTTCTAAGTCACTCGCCGTGCCTGCTGTAGCAGTTATTGATGTATTCTCTTCCAAGTATAACGCAGTGTTCTTATCCAAAACAACAAGCGATGCATCCGCAGGAACAGATATTGTACTTGCAAGTGAGTATGCTGTGCCGCCGCCTGAAGCCGCGCTGTGTACATCAACAGTAACGTCACATGCGTTAGACCCATCGACGTTTGCAATTTGGATCATGTTGATCTTAAAAACTTTGTTACTCGAAGCAGCATTGCTAACGAGGGTTGTTTGAGAGGTGCTTGTTAGAGCAACCTTTGCTGTCTTCCCCGTAATGGTGGAGACATTAACGATATTCGGTGCAGCCATGATTTAATCTCCTTTAAGCTCCGAAAACAATTGACATTGCGATAGTAAACCCTTTGTCAGAAGATGTTGTAAAACTTAAAGTTCCACCGCCATCAGTGGTAAGGACTTGTCCATTTGTACCATCGCTTGTTGGTAAAGTAAAAGCACTTACAAAAGTTTGAAGATTAGCATCGTAAGCCAACACATCAGAACCAATTGCAACGCCAAGGTTTGTACGAGAGGTTGACGCACTCGCAACATCAGACAAGTTATTTGTAGAGACCAGAAGATTAGATAAGTCTTCAGCAACGGCAGTTACCGCCGCACTAGCTCCACCACCATCACAGTAGATGATTCCTGTATTACCATTAGCAACAGTTACATTTGATCCTGAACCTTGAGTAAATGTGCAGTCATATCCAGAAGCATTGTTTACAAAGTACAACTTCTGAGCATCGCTTGGTGAAACTGTGATAGTACAGGCTTCAGTAGCACCACTCAGCAAAAGAACTTTATACATACCGTCAGACAGTGTGCCATCTATCGTTTGCAAGGTATGTGCTGCGCCAGAACTCGATAGGTCTATCGTACCTACACCGTTCGTGATCCTATCAAGGATATCAAGATTAAGGTTGGTAGTATCGCCCCATGTACCAGACTGTTCGCCTGTTGCGATCTTTTCTATACCACCATTTGTTGTATATGTACTTGGCATTACACTACCTTTACGCTGCGATCTCTGTCCATACTGTATCTGGGTCAGGAACTATTCTACCCCAAACTATCGGAGATGTCACCTCACCAGTACCCGAAACTCCTGTCGGAGAAACAACTGCCCCACCTGTTATTGTAACACTTCCGACCTGCCCTGTGTTTTCAACACCTGTTACATTTACAGTAATACCTGTACCGCCAGTAGCAGTTACTGAACCTACATTCCCTGTGGCCTCTAAACCTGTTGCAGGAACATATGACCCACCTGTTGCTGTAGCACTACCAACTTCTCCTGTTCCCGATACCCCTGTTACAGATAGATTTGCACCTGCTGAAATTGTAACCGCGTCTACAGAACCACTATTTACAAAGTCTGTGGAACCATTGGTGCCGTCAAAATGTAATAGAACGGGACTGTTCGTACTGCTAGTGTACGCGCTTGTTTCTGGAGTAAAGTCAGAGCCATCATAACGATCAACTGTAGATACACGAAGCTCGTCAATATAACCTTCCCAGTTATTAGAACCGTTAAAGTCAGATCCAATATGTATATCTGCTGCGGTAGCCGTTACGCCAAAGAGGGTGCTGTCTTGTTGTACTCCGTCTACAAAAACAGAATAAGTGTTTCCAAATGGGTCACCTCTTGTGACCGCTATGTGAACCCAAGTATCAACAGAGAACACGGCATTGATGTTAAATAAAGTAGCGTTGCCACGAAGAACCAGTAAGTTATCCGCAGACTGACGAAGAGCTATTGTATCATTGGATGTTGAATCTCTGCTATCAAAAAAGATGCCGTCTTGAGTTCCACTTGTCGGACGCACCCACATGTCAACAGTGAACGGATCGCTACCAAAGTTATACGTCCCATCGGACACAACAGAATCGCCAGTACCATCAAGCAGCAGACTTGATCCACCAAACTTAGATTGCGCTGTAGATATTTGCGCATCGCCAACGCCAGAGAAAACAATTTCTGGCCCAAGAAGAGCATTTGTTGAAACACCCGTTGGGAAAACATTTGCATCACCAATAACACTGGCAATACTTCCAACTTCACCTGTGGTTTCTAGTCCAGTTACAGAAGCAATAGCTCCCGCTTCCGCCGTCGCACCACCAGTAGACATCGTAGCTTCAACGCCTGTGACGAACGCACGAACCACGTTACGTGCAATCGCGTCACCGACTTGACCTGTACCTTCTACACCCGTTACACTGACGGCTACATCAACGACACCTGTGTCACTGAAACTTGTCTGTGAATATGAGGTGAAGCCAAACATCTACCTATCCAAACACGATTGCCATTGCGATTGCTTTACCCGTGGATGCAAATCCATCCGTTGCGTTATCTACATACGTTTTGTTTGCTGCGTCAGTTCCAGAACTAACGGTATCAATTCCCTGAATACGACCTGTGCCGCCAAGAACCAAATCTCCGCCATTAAGGGTAAGATCACTAAAGGTAGGCGAATTCCCTGTCCCTAAGTTCTGGTTGATCGTGTATTGGCTAATATTTGTGGCGTTACCACTTAAAGTAGCCGTAATCGTACCTGCGCTAAAGTTACCAGACGCATCGCGGAATACAATAGTGCTTCCAGTATTTGCGTTCGTCGCGTTTGAACTGACGGTAAACGTACCACCTTCGCTGTTTACGCTTCCGCTAATACCATTACCTGATGTGGCACCTTGTTGGACATAGTTTCCTGTCGTATCCGTTCCTAGAGCAACAGAGTTTGCTGCAATCGTGGCAGCAATACTTACATTACCAGACCCATTAAAGGAGGTAGAAGTACCAGTCACATCTCCTGTAAGACTTATTGTACGCCCCGTTTGAAGTTGCGTGGCTGTGGTCGCATTACCGCTCAACGCCGCTGTAATTGTTCCAGCAGAGAAGTTGCCGCTTGCATCGCGAAATACTAGCGTACTTGCTGTATTGGCGTTTGTTGCGTTCGAGGTGACAGTAAATGTTGCGCCTTCGGCACTTGCAGAACCAGACAGACCGTTCCCGCTTACCGCGCCTGACGCTACGTAGTTACCTGTTGTATCTGTCCCTAGAGCAACGGAATCGGCTGCAATCGTTGTTGTGACCGCAATGTTTCCAGAGCCATCAATGCCTGTGGCTGTGCCAGTAACATCGCCACTTAGTGTAAGACTGCGTCCTGTCGCCCAAGCTGTGGCTGTGTCAGCGTTGCCTGTCAGATCACCCGTAACATCACCAGTCACGTTACCTGAAAGATTTGCGTTTACTGTGGCAAATGTAACTGTATCGCCAGTGCCTACTGGCTGACCAATCGCTACGTCATTAGCGTTGACTGTAACACCTGTACCAGCACCTACTGCAAAAGTAGTACCTGTAAGAGTAAGACCGTCACCTGCAGAATAAATCTGTGTAGCAGAAATCTGTGAGAATGTAATGTCAGTTGTGCCAAAGGTAATCGTACCTTCGGTTGTCATCACATAGGTTTCACCAGCACCTGCAGCACCTTCTTGGACGAAGAATGCATCACCTTGACCAAGTGCATCAGGGTCTGATGGGCCATAGCTGTCGGCATCTGTCGCACGAGTCAGCACCCAGTTGGTGCTTGCAGAACCTACATTAGTAACTGTGTATACGCCGTTATGAGCTGCGTTTGTTTGTTCATAAATAAGAACACGGTCATTCAAGACCATTGTCACGCCATCGATAACAAGTGCAGCCTGAGTTCCTGCGTTAGTAAGCGTAGCACCTACACCGCTTGTACCGTTATCATAAGTGGCGTTTAAGTTACCTTCCTGCTCAACACGAACAGGATCATGGTAGTGCAAACCTGCTGCTGCAATCGTGTCTACATACTGCTTTGTCGCGGCTTGTAATGCCGAAGTCGGGTCTTGATTAAGAACCAAATCACCAGAGGCATCAAAGTAAGCTGATTTTCCAGCAGGCTCTGTAATAAAGACTTCAGCAGAACCAGCAGTTAAGTTTACCGCTGATCCTGAGTTTGAACTGGCTAAGACTGTTGTTCTGGCAAGCGTTGTACCTGATACGGTAAACGTACCTAGACCGACTTCCCACTCACCTGTACTACTTTCAAAAATAGCGTAGTATGTAGTGTCTTCATCAGACAACGCAGACGAAAAGGATTGGAACCCTGTCAAAGCTCCCGCTAATGTTAGAGTCCCCGTACCTGTCGTCGCGGTGGTTTCTTTCACACGATCTTTTACAACAAGAGCCATCGCAACAATCTCCTAGCTAACTACGGTTTAGGCGATGCGAATAATTGCGTTTGAAGAATCCGCTGTTGGAAACGCAATCTGGAAATCACCAGCCGTAGAAGTTTTATCTGAACCAAAGTCTAAAACAACAACAGTGTTCGTTGTGCCTGAACCAGCACCTTCAGTCGTATTGTAGATCAACGCACCGCGCGCAGTGATTGTCGCTGAAGTAAAGGTTAGATCATCAAAGTCGGTAAACGCTGTTGTGCCTGAAGATGTTGGGTTCACGTTTGTCAGTGTTCCACCGCCAGCAGCATAAGAACCTGAATCACCAACTTCATCAGTCGCTGTGTAATCGGTTGTTGCCGCTGTAAAAGACGCGTTGTTGTCATACAATGCCAACTTAAAGGTGTCGCCACCTGACGCTAAAAAGTTGTGTCCACCTTCAAGAAGCTCTTTCTTGAAAGAAGTACACATAAAGTTTCCAGTAAAGGCCATGTTATAGTCTCCTTATGAGTTCAGCCAGTTCGGGGTGTCCCGCATCATTAAGTGCATTATACACAGTTGTGCGGTCACTGCGAATAGCTTGTCGCATATAATATGCAATCAGCTTTTCAATGTGCTTTGAGAAAGCACGGGCTTGGTCTCTGACCGCAGGATGCGTATCATTGGAGACCGATATGATCTTTTGGACGCACTGTTCCGCAAGTTCATCTGGGGTAAAACCACGTCCCTCAGTAGTTCTGATTTCTACTAAGTTTTCATTCTGAGGTACGTCTAGGTTTATTTTAAACATTTACATCTCCACACGAGGCTGACCATCACGATAATCATCGCGTTTTAGTCGCCCTTCACCAAGAACCATTAAGCGTTGCATGGCCTCTGTGTACCTTTGCTGATACATGCCAAGAACATCAGGCTCGCCCTTCATAAAGATATACGCCTCAACCAATGATCCGTATAGTAATGCCTCTTCTGCATTATCACCAAGCCAAGAAGTGCTTGAAGTAACAATAGAAGGTGGATCGAAGTAATAGTGCAATTGAACTTCATACGCAGCGTCTGGAGTAGGGCCAAGAATAAAGTGACCCGGAGATGATGTTGACTGCACATCACCATCAAACTCTGCGTAATACTTTGGAAGACCAGTCGTTGTCTTATTCGGATATGCTTCACGAACAAAGTTAACATCTTTTGGCATAAGGAATGTATAGTCACCGTCACCGTCAATCACAGCAATTGAAAAGGGTGCCAAGAAGTCGGGTGGTCTTGCAAGGAACCTATTACTAGCTGTCATGTTGGCAGTGACGTTCTTCCGCAGCTCTGGGATTAGCACAGTGCGGTGTATCTTTTCTTCCGTCTGTTCAACAAACGTAGGAATCTGAGAAACGAATGTAGTCTCGTTATTCTCAGTGTAATCCTTGATCGCCTGTACTAACTCAGAATAGTTCATTTGAACTTATCCATCTCTCATAAAGTTACCGCCACGAGCTGCTGCGCCCATACCACGGCACTTGCCCCCGTATCTCATCTTCTTAGCTTTCCCACCGTAGCCCATTTTGCCAACGCCGTCTGCCGCATAGAAAGGAACCTTTTCTCCGTTCTTCTCTACCATTTTGAGACTACCACCAGCTTTCATAGCGACAGGCTTTTTCTTCATCTTGCCGCCGTACATCTTCTTGTCGAGCATCTCTTGCTCTTCTTTTTCCGCTCGTGGAGAGACATCCTCAAATTTCAAGCGGTTCTTACCTTTACCAAGTCTTTTGCTAGGGCCAGCCATATTACGATCCTTCCGTTGTGGTGACGGTAACTCTTCCTACAGAGCCTACCATATATTGTGCTGGATTCCCAACAGGATTCCAACCGAACAACTCTCTGCTTGCATCTTGTGACGTATCAGGTCTTGGATTCAACAATGACTGTGGATCATTGATCTTAACACGTCCCAAGAAGTTCTGCGGTTGATCTGGGTCTACAACATCTCTGCCAATCAAAAAACCAGTCTTATGCCCGTTGCGAAACTCAGGCACGAGGTCTTTCAAAGGATAGCGAAAGCCAGTCCTATCACAGAAACCATAAGCATATTTACCTCTTGCGTAACTCATCCGCCACCCATCACAAACGTATCATATGGAACAAACTTGATTGATGCTGTCTCTTCATCCTCACCAGACGCAAGCTGGAACTGAAACTCGTATTCTTGCTTCAATGCCTGTGCGCGAGCTGCAGCCTCTGGTTTCTTCATAGCAAGATAATATGCCAATCCAGAAACTAGAGCCGGAACGAAACGAGGAGGAACAGTAGATACATCACCACCAATGCCAGAAGACAATCCATCGATACCCTTCAATCTGTAGTAAAACAAAGTGTATGTAGTTGACGCATCAGGCACAGGCCAGAGAGTTACTTTGACTTCCGTTGGGAGCCTTTGGACGTAGATTTGGGTCGGCCTACCTTGCGTGTTTTTGTTTGTTTGCTGCGCGTAGGTTGAGACACTGATCCTTTCGAGGGCGGTGTCGGTTTGACTTGTACCTGTACCTGTTCGGACTTGGTGTTCGATGAGATCAATCGTGTCCGCAGGTAATGTATAAGTTGCTGTGCCAGCCGTAATGGATAACGTGCCAGCTTCAATAGTGAAGAGATTAAGGCCACGGTTTTGCCACTCCAATGTTAAAAGGTTAAGGCTCCGACGAGCCGTTTTAAGGTCATAGCCAGAGCGCATCTCAAGACCCGCCCGTTCATAGGCTTCCTCGAAAAGTTCTGGTAGGTCTGGTGTTACTACTGCCATGATCTTGTCCTATGTAACTACACTTCTGTGTCGTTTGGTTTTCTTTGCAATCTTTTTAGGTTGAGCCACATGCTGCTTACCTGCCTTAGTGCCTTGTCGTTTTGCTCTTGTGGTAGCTGCATACTCACTGCTGCTAAGAGACTTAATAGCCGAAGAAGGTAGATACCGTTCACCAGTAGCATTAGCACCTTGGGTAGACGGTTTGCCACTTTTAGTACGCCATTTCTGCTTTGTCCAAGACTTGAGGCTTTTCTGTGACTTCTTCAGTGCCATTAATCTTTATAGCCACCCCCCGCTGCTTTGTATTGCTTTGCCAACATTTGAGCCTTACGAGCTGACCATTGTCCCGGTTTGCCACCTTTTCCACCAGCCTTGATCTTATTAAACAAACGCTTGCGCATTCCCGGCTTAGTGTAGTTTCCAGCTTCGTTTACTTTACTCTTGGTCTTACCGCCCTTCTTCATGCCGATGGGGCCATCGTCAATGTTCTTCGCAGAACGTAGAATCTCTAGGTCTTTTGCATCGTCACCTGTAGAAACAAACCCACCAGCAGCCATACCTCTGTATCCGTTGGCGTAAGCCGCACGTTGCTGACGCTCCGCACCTGCACGGGTAGGGTAAACCTTACCTGAGCTTCCGAACCTGTAACCACCTTTTACTTTTTTGACTGGCATCCTGTTCCCCGTTAGCTGACTACCCATCTGTGCGCGAGAGATAGTCATCCGACTTTTCCGCTACCCTTCATGGCTAGACGTGTCTTCCCGCGAACTGCACATCCGTCTGCGGTCTTTTTAGTTTTGCCGCCGGACTTCATCTTACGAGGCTCCATGCGAGAAGCCGCATCTTGCATCATTTTAAGATTTCTCTGATGAACAGCTCTAGCTATATCTTCATCAGGGTTTCTAGAGGCTTTGCGTTTATTTTTCTGCATTGCCTTTACTGCCATAGGTAATATTCCAAACATATTACGAACCTTTCTTCCATTTAGTTGAACTAGACTTTGTCTTGCTTGGCGACCATTTAACTTTATCGGCCCAATAAGCTGCAGACATCTTGCCCTTGCTGATGTTCTTTGCGTGACGAGACTTAAAGGCTTTGCGCTGCCCTACAGTCTGATTTGTTTTCACACCCTGCTGTCCAAAGCGGATAGTCTTAACCTTATCACCTTGTTTAGCCACAACGATGTGTGACTTGGTGGGGTGATTCGGTGTGCGCTTAGGTTTGTTGTACCCACTAACCCCTGCACGTTCTAAGCGACTATCTTTCTTTTTCTTCTCAGGCATTACAGAGTATCCCCATTTTTAATGTAGATGATCTCAAAAGCCGCAGATATGTCAAATATGACACTTGCTGAAGACGAAACAGCCCGTACTTCTATGTCCGTTTTTTCTGTAAATTTTACCGGAACAATTAAGGTGTTTTCGATGTGCATCCCCGTGGTAAGAGACTTAACATCTTTACTTTGAAACACCTCTCCATAAGGTCTAGCTACCAATGTCAATTTACACACGGCAGGTGTATTAGATGTCGTACCGTTGGAAACGTCGTACTGCATCAGATAACCCGTATAACCTGCGGGTACAGTCCACAACGCCATCAAAGTCTGGTTTGTACCGTCACCGTTAATTGTGGCGTAAATGTTTGCAGGAACACCCGTAGTCACAGTTCCCGTGCCTGCATATATTATACCAGCGTTAGAACCGCCAGAACCTGCGGATCGCACAATCATCCGATTTATACGAAGATAAGACTGTGTGCTATTTACCGCAGTTTGTCCGTTTAAGGTAACCACCTCATTGATTTCATTGTAGTCACCATCCAAACCAAACAATTCAACAGTTCTGGCCCCTGTCCCTGCCGATGTATCATTGGCAGAACTACTTGAAACCTTTAAAACAGAGGCCGCAGATAAGTATGAGTATAAACCGCCTTGTTGCCATATAGTTTCTGTTGTATTTGCAACTGCCGCATTGTTACCAAACTTGTAAACGGACTCGTGATAAGCAACCTGCCCACGAGCAACTTGAAGCTCAAACGGCTCGCTAGTACCGACCCTAGATATAGAACTTACTTCACGAGCCATGAGAACCTCTTAATTATAGAACACCGTCATAGCGG